CGCCTGAATAGCTGCCCTCGCAGCCGCCTGGTTCTCAACACTCCGAACGATATCAATAATTCGTTGCCGAGTCTCGCCTTTGATGCGCTGTACGATCTCAGCGCCAGTTAACTCTCTGAAGACAGGCTCACCCGTCTCCGGGTCAGTACCGTCCTCGACCTGCCCGTAATGCGTCTGCATTGCTGCTGTCACGCGGGGCATCTGTGGATCTGGGATTGTGATTGTGAAATTTACGTCTGTCATTTTATGTTCCTAAGATTGTCCAATTAGTTCCGTTGTACCATACTAAATACGGAGTTGCCCCCGCCCCTGAGTTCACCGCCGTCGCCCCGTGAGCCAACGCTGCATCCCCATCTGTGATCCGGGCGATCTGCCCGACTGTTCCTGCGGGTAAACCCGCCACTGTATATCCGTTGTTTGCCTCGAATGTAGCACTCGCCACATTTCCGTCTGTTGTGATCGCGTTGCCGGTTGAATCCTGTACGATCTCCAAAGCGGTAGCATTCACCGCTGCTGCGTTATCGTTGTGGATCTTAACGAGGCTTCTAGTCCCGGTGTCAGCGCTGTTACTAACTAGATCAAGAATCCCACCTGTGGTTAAAGCATCGGCATTAACAACGTCGATGACATTCCCGCTAGTAACCGTGTCGGCTTCTATCTGGAATGCATTAGTTGTTGTGGCGTCAGCGTTCAGATGCAAATCTGCGGTCGGGGCTTGGCCGATCCCAAAGTTCCCGCCACTGAGCGACCAATCAGTCCCGTCGTAGTCCAGCGATGCTAGGCTTGATGCGATATGCACATGCCCCACTGTTGTATCGTCAAGGGCTGAACTAGTAGCGTTCAGGATTATACCGTTCGCGCCTTGGGAAGTCTGACCCGCTGCCCTGCCTATTGCGATGGAGTTAGCACCTTGAGTAGTCTGACCTGCGTTTCTACCGAGTGCAACGGTGTTGTTGCCTTGACTGCTGTTGCCTGCGTAATGGCCCATTGCTACCGCGTAATCGCCTTGAGTGACGTTCCCTGCCTCTCTACCGAGTGCAACGGAGTTAGCACCCTGTGATGTTTGACCCGCTAGGTAACCTATTCCGATGGCGTTAGCACCTTGTGATATCTGACCCGCCGACTGTCCTATGGCGACAGCACTATCTGCTTGGGAAGCATTACCAGCGTAGAATCCGATTGCGACGGATTGAAGACCCTGCGATGTCTGACCTGCTTGTCTACCGAGTGCGACGGCGTTGTCAGCTTGTGAGCTGTTTCCTGCAAAATAGCCCATTGCTACCGCGTAGTCACCTTGCTCATCTCCGGGCGTGGCTGAACCTTCCCCTGCTTGATCGCCTATCGCGATAGCTCGTAAGCCTTGGTTGTATTGACCTGCGTAGTATCCGATTGCGGTGGCGTAGGTGCCTTGGGAAGTCTGGCCTGCTAAATATCCGAGTGCGATGGCTTGACCGCCCTGTGTTGTCTCCCCTGCTTGTGTGCCGATTGCGACGGCGTTAGTACCTTGACTGCTAGCGGCTGCGTAATAGCCTAGTGCGATGGCTTCAGAACCCTGTAATGTCTGACCTGCGTTTCTACCGAGTGCGATGGCGTTGTCGCCTTGAGTGCTGTTGCCTGTGAAATATCCAATACTGATGGCTTGAGCACCCTGCGATGTTTGACCTGCTAGGTAACCCATTGCGATGGCTTGAGCACCCTGCGAGGTCACACCCGCTGACCTGCCTATTGCGATGGTGTTGTCAGATTGCGATGTCTCTCCGGCTTGGTATCCTATAGCTACAGCGTAGTCACCTTGCTCTTCGCCCGGAGTTGCTGAACCTTCACCAGCTTGATCGCCAATAGCTACGGAGGATAAACCTTGGCTGTATCGACCTGCTAGGTAGCCCATTGCGAGGGATCGTGTGCCTTGGCTAGTTTGGCCTGCTCGGTATCCCAGTGCGAGGCTGAAAGAACTCTGTGATGTATTTCCTGCTTCTCTGCCTATTGCGACGGCGTAATCAGATTGGGAAGTTTGTCCGGTTAGGAATCCTATGGCGACCCCTTGAAGACCTTGATTGCTGTTACCAGCGAAGTATCCGATTCCGATGGCATAGTCACTCTGTGTTGTCGTCGCTGCGAACCTTCCGATTGCGATGGCGTTGCCAGCTTGGGAATCATTACCAGCGTAGGATCCGATTCCGATGGCGTAAGCGCCCTGCGATGTTTGACCTGCAAAGGAGCCCATTGCGAGGGCTTCAGTACCCTGTGATACCTGTCCCGCTTCTCTACCAAGTGCGACGGCGTTACCAGATTGGGCTGTCTCTCCGGCTTGGTACCCTATAGCTACCGCGTAGTCACCTTGCTCGTCACCGGGCGTTGCTGATCCTTCCCCGGCTTGGTATCCAATTGCGATGGCCGAGAAACCTTGATTGTACTGCCCCGCGAACATGCCCAATGCGGTAGCATAATCCGACTGCGATTCCTGCCCTGCTCGGAGTCCAAGCGCGACACCATACAACCCTTGAGACGTGAGGCCCGCATAATAACCTATTGCGACAGCCCCAACTGACTGGGTAGTTTGCCCTGCTTGCTGACCTATAGCGAGAGCACTAGCACCCTGCCCCGTCTCCCCCGCTTTGTAGCCCATTGCTACCGCGTAGTCGCCTTGCTCCTCTCCGGGAGTAGCGGAGCCTTGCCCCGCTTGGTTTCCTATTGCGACGGCATTAACACCCTGCGAGATGTTTCCTGCAAAATAGCCTAGTGCTAAAGAGTAGGTGCCTTGCCCCGTCTCCCCCGCTTTGTAGCCCATTGCTACCGCGTAATCGCTTTGCGTAGTTTGACCTGCCTCTCTACCGAGTGCGACGGCGTAAGCACCTTGAGTGTTGTTCCCTGCTAAATATCCCAGTGCGACGGCGCTATCACCCTGTGTTGTCTGTCCTGCTTGACTGCCGAGTGCGACGGCGTAATCAGATTGGGTAGTCTGTCCTGCTAGGTAGCCCTGCGCGATCGCGTAGTCACCTTGACCAGTCTCTCCCGCATAAGCACCTAGTGCTACAGTGTAATCACCTTGGGTAACCTGCCCTGCTTCTCTGCCGAGTGCAATGGCGTTAGTACCTTGAGTGTTGCTGCCTGCAAAATAGCCCATTGCTAAAGAGTAAATACCTTGGGTAGTTTGGCCCGCTGACCTACCTATTGCGATGGTGTTGTCAGATTGCGAAGTATATCCGGCTAGATAGCCTAGTGCGATGGCGTAGTCGCCTTGACTGCTGTTGCCTGCAAAATAGCCTAGTGCAAGGGCGTTCGCGCTTTGCGAGATCTGACCCGCTAGGTACCCTATAGCTACGGCATAGTCGCCTTGCCCCGTCTCCCCTGCGTTCGGCCCCGCAGCGAATGCATTAACCCCTGCACCAGACTGGGCGGCTAGGAGTGAGCCAACAACAGTGACATTATCGGATGTTAAAATTAAGTCACCAGTGCCGGTATCTGTTATGTAGCTATTCAGCCCATCGTGATATATCTCCAGGTCATCATCGTCCCCGAAGAGAAGCTTCTCGTTATCATCGAAGTTGAAGTTCCCTCCGATAGCGATCCCGCCCTGGACATCCAGCGTCCCACCTACAATGAGGTTCCCGTTCTTATCTACAGAGAGCTTACTCACAGAGTCAACCTGTAAGTCCAGCAAGAGGCTGCTCGCGGAACTAGCGTTATCCGCTACGTCCATCTTGATTGCAGTGTACGTCTCGGTTGCCTTCGTCCAAGTGTCAACCATCTGGTATATGTATGATGTTTTAGCCATTTAACTCAATGAATTCCTGAATTAGTTTCAGCACAAGTACGTCTTCTTCTTGTTGCCTTTTACGTCTTTCCCATAATCTAGCTACCTCGTTCGGTAGCCTACCGAGTCTCTCACCACTCTCCGGTTCCCCGCCGCCTGTATCTCTGAACCCACGCAGCAATATCTCTGACCCATCTCTGAGTAAGATATCGTGCCCGTAGGCTGCTCTCTGAGATATAGGTCCATAAACTGCCATTAGCTAGGCGTTGCCTTTACGGAATCTATGAAGCCGTCTTTATCTCGAACTATATTGAATGTGTAATCCGTTTTCTTCTGAGGCATAGGTACTACCTGCGTAGGCATCTTAATACCCTGAATCGCCTTCTGTACTATGCTCTGTATCTTATCTGTAGACAGCTCAGGAGCCTCTGTACTGCGTTCTGAGAGCGATTCTAAGACCCGCTGTAACCCCCTCACCTCTTGCTGTACATTCGCTACAGAGCCTTCTAGGGTGCTTGTATCCGTAGTCTTAGGCATACTAGCCTGTAATTCCTGTAACCTACGGTTGAATTCCTGTTTGAACTCAGAGATAGCCTCTTTCACAGCGTAATTCACAACAGTATTCACAGTCTCTACCCCTACAACCTGAGCTGTGAGCTCAACAGGCTCCTCCCTCTTAGCTTTCAGGGTAGCTGTCTTTCCATTCGGCAACTTCACCTTCATTGTTTTCATTCTTCCTCCTGCGCTGCTCGCATCCTGTCAGCTAATCTCTTTGCTCTATTAGGTGTCTGAGTAGCCCACCTTGAGTTCAGCATTTCTTCCGCTGCTCGCTTGTAATCCCTCTCGTACAAAGCGTGTTCAAAGTTCACGAACTTAGACAGCCCTACAGTGCCTAGCTGGAATGCCATGTTCACCAAGATATGCTGCACATCTTCAGGTAGTTCCTCCAGGTACGGGTACAGTGTCTGCACTCCGCGTACCGCCCTGTCGAGATCCTTATCGAGCAAGGCAAGCACTCTCTCAAGAGGAATAACTGTACCTACAGGCTGATCGTACTCAGGGTCGTAATGCGTTATAAGATGCCCCACTCCGACAGTAGGGTGCCCGAGGTGATCCAGATAGATCACACCCTTGAAGCCCTCGTCGTCAATCACTTCTTCTTTCAACTTTTCTAAGTTCATTGTATATCTTGCACCTCCCAGCCTTGCTCCGCTAAGAATGAAAGCATCTCCTGGCTCTCTTGATCGTGCTGTGCTGTATCTTCCACAGGACTTTCCTCTGGTAGCAGGCCGTTCTTGATTGCTATAGCCTTGAGTTCTGCTTTTGTTGTACCCTCTGGTACGTTATTTATAACCTTGCCGTTCGGGAGCCGGACTCTCATTCTAAGTCCTCGAAGTTTACCTCTGAAAGTTGATCTCTGTATCTATTCAATAATGTTAAACGATCTGACGCCCTTAGACTCATTACTCCTGCATCTGCTCCTACAAGTTTTTTATCTCGCTCTTCTGTTTCTTCATATTCTGCAACTAATTCTTTTAGCCTTTCGATGTTTTCAGGAGCAAGTTCACGCCGCTCGTCTATCTCTTGAAGCCCGTCGAACGAATCTCCGAGAACAGAGTCAAGGTCTTCGTGCCAGAATAACGCAGCATTCAAGTCAGAGCTAAGATGACGCATAGCGCTCCGCGCAGCCGGGTCTAACGCCTCTGGCCTTAACCCTGACTTTTGTTCTCTTCGATACTCTGCTGCGGCAACGCGGAGCTCCCTACCTTTGAGTCCTTCCGGTGGTACAAAAGGTCGAGACTCCGAGGGCTTGAAACGCAAGGCAACCCAGCCGCCGGGTGGAGTTACACGCATTCTTCTGTTAGCACTCAAACCTTCGGGCCTGTCGGTACGCACAATTTCTAGATCCTCTAGCGATGCGCCAAACCTTTTAGAAAGAATCTCTACGCTTCTTTGAATTCTTCTTTCAACGTAATCTCTGAATTTCGGATCGTTTGACGCAGTTCGCATGTCTACTATATTAACGGCTGCTTGCGCTAATTGCTCGTTCTTAACTTGACCCGTCCTTATATCGCTCCTATCTTCAGCGGTTAAGTACTGCGGGTTAGAAGAAGTTGACAATTCATACGCAGCAGTGCTATCCATAAGACCAAGGTCTTGAAATATTTTAGCCACACCTTGTTTAACATCGTCTCTCAGGTTTAAGTACTCTTCGTTTAACAGTTTTGCTTGCAGCTCGGCTTTATCTTCGGCACTCAAGTCTGGATATCTCATGACCTCCCGTTGCGCTCTATTGAGAGCAGCGTTGTATTCTTGTTCTACTACAGTCCTAGCTAATATTAAATCCTCAAGCTTCGATTCAACATTCTGGGGTACGGCGAACATAGCCCCTCCAGACGACTCCAAAGCGTCTATGTGCTTCTGGATGTTGTCTATAGCTTTGTTGAATGTTCCGTACATGCTATCTTCGCTGTACTTATGACCCGGCATATTCCAATTCGGCCCAAAGATTTTAGTCGCCATCCACGTTATAGCTTCCAGCTTGTCATCTTTGCCTGAGAGCAGCCTTGCAAACTCAGGTAGGTGCTTCTTTGTCGCGGTAAGTTCTCCGTTTTCTATGCTCGCTTGGAAGTACGCAACCGCCTCTGCTGGATGTTTCTGAATAAGTGCATGATGACTCTCTATTTTACTTCTTTGTTCTGCTATTGTGTTTATAAGTTTTGTACGGGCTAGAGCTTGACGTTGAGGCTGCGTCTCTAGTTGTTTAAGCATCCTAGATGCCGAGCTTTCTGGGTTACTAAGACTTGTAATTTTTTCGAAGTCTATCAGGACCGAGCTTAGATCTCGTAGTTCACCACTCTGCTTCATGCTGCCATTCATGGCTTCAATGAAATCAATCGTCTGACCTTCTAGCACATCTGCAACCGCCTGAACTTGCTGTCCTTCAGGGAGTGACATCCAAATATTTTCTAATGCTTTCCCTCTTTGTTGCAGTAAATACTGAGACGTTGTTAGCCCTACTTCTTGAGCATTCTTCTGCGCAGTTATCATTGCCTGGTCTATAGGACTCAAAGCTGTTTCTGTAGCTTGCGCGTATTCTTGTTCGTACCCTAGTGCCCTTGCATAAAGCCTTTCTATTCCGTCAGCCATGAAATAATTTTCTGAAAGCGCCTGATCTCTGAGCTGCCCAAGCCTTAGTATCTTTTCCTTTCTTGCCATTGTACGAGCAGAAGAGATCCTTGATATTTGCCTCTCGAACTCTGCCATACCCTGTTGGTTGCTTGCTATCGAAGATAACTCTTGATTCGTAGGCTGCGCAGAAAAAACAGGGCTGTATGTTGGCAGCTCTTCAGCGGCAATAGCACGAGCTTCTCCTAAGAATTCCTGGCCTACCCTTTGAACTTTTCTTTGCCCTAAGCGTTCGCCTATAGCTAAGGCTACATTCCCTACTTGCCCTAGCGCGTTCGACGTTACGGCAGAGTTGCCCGATCCAGAGCTACTACCAGAGAACTTAAGATTAGGGTCTGACATCGTTTCATCGAATGTTGCCATAATTAGTTACCTTTATTTGATAATGTATTAAAGTACGGAGAAGTTGAACCCATACGCGCCGGGCCTAAATTCCTTTGTTCCCCTCCTGTCTCAGCGTTCCTTCTGGCAGCAGCCATCAAAACGCTGTACTCTTTGCTTCCCGCAATTTTAGTCTGCAAGTTTTTGTTAATATTTGCTCTTTCTATATCAGAAAAACCCGCTAGCAGTAGGTTCACCGAGTCTGTGAATGTTTGAGGATTGAACCCGCCGTTAGGGTATCTTTTTAAGTCCCGCACAGCGGCGTTTAAAATAATATCCGCCATCTTGCTTTTTAGCTCTGAGTGCTGCCTGTTTGCTTCCATCGTCTCGTACAGGAACTTAGCTTCTAGAGGAGCAAAACCTAAACCCTGTCCTATCATTGCTGAAAACACTTGATCGTCTTGGAGGTCAAGTAAAAGCTGTCCTTTACTTCCAGGTATGCCGCCTAATTTGCTAATCATGAATGCTTTTTCCACGTTGTTAACTGAGCTTATCATTGTAGCAAGTGATATGACTAAAGTTTTTAAATACAGAGCGTCCTGCTCTATACGGCTTTCTATATTAGAAAGGTCAGATTCTGGCCTCGCCCATATCATGTTCATTATATCAAAAGCTTCTTTACCTCTACCTAATAAAGACCCGAAAGCGTTGAATGCAACTTCGTTAAAAGGTACGTCGCCTGCGAGCGGCCCCGCAATGTTCTCCACCAGCATCTCAGCCGCAGCTATTGGCGCAATCCTGTCGGCTATATCGAACTCGAACCCGAAAGCGTACTGCTGCAAAAAGCCCGTCATACCTCTACCAATTAGCGCCTGAGTCTCTCTATCGAACTCCTCTGGCTTTGCACCCATTGCATTCAAAGCGTGAGTAGCGAACCAGTCAGCAAAAGGTATGCCAGCAGCACCGAACAGTACAGCTTGACCTGCCATGATTCTGGCCCTTTCTGCGGCAGAGAACTTAATACCCGCCGCTGATTGTCCGGGGAACACGCCCATCCGCTCTAAAGACTTAGAGGCTATCTGCCAGAACTGCGTAGGAATAGCCGCCAAACCTTCCTGAAAGTACGCTCTATTATTTTTGTCAAGCATGAAAGTCTGTTGCTGCATCCCTGCATGAACATTCAAAAGATCGTCGTCCGTTATTTGGCTCCATTTTGTTTTACCTGTTCTCTCAAAAAAGTCGGCACCTGAGTTCAAAAACGCATACGTTCTTGAAAACTGTTCACCTTCTTTAAAGAAGATAAGACCTCCGTCCAGCAATCTTGAAAACCTACTTGCTGTTAAAGGTTCACCCCGTCGAAGAGCAGCGTAGTCACCTGTCTGTTTAACACCTTGCTCTACCCCCGCTCTGTCGTAAGCTCTGAGCATAGCCTTGAACTCTTCCACAGGCATCTCAGCAACCTTTGCTGCCCTAGAAATATCTCCCCCAGACCTGTAAGTATTCAGCGCAACACGTATCCCCATGCCTTTCTTTAGATGAGATACAGCTCTAGTGGGGTTCAACGAGAGAGCAATCGTGAACTGCGAAGCCTGGACAAGTAGCTGAGCAGGGTTCAGTACCCCTAAGAATGCGTGAAACGCGGCTGCGCGCATACTGTCCGTAGGATTGCTGTGACCTATTTTCATAAGAACTTTTCGCACGTTCTTTGTAGGGACATTCTTACCAAATATCTCAAGACCTTCTAAGTTCTTAGCCATGTTGTACATGTGAGACTGCCAGTCTCTTTGTGCTTGCGTAGGTATGGATGCAATGTTTCTTAGCCACCCCCTTTGCGACTCCAAAGCCCTAGCAATATCTGGACCCGGCATCCCTTTGAAATCCGCTGGATTGTCTTTTAATTTACTTCCAAAACCTTGCTCTGGGTTTTCCAGCATATCGGTTTTGTTAGCTGTCTTCAGCCACTTCTCTTGCATTACATCTAGCCACCTGCCTTGCGCGAACTGTGCGCTAACGTTCGATATAGAACTCGCTAATGCAGTTTGTGCTGGCATAACTGTGTCGCCAGTTACGTCGTAAAGAGGATATCTGTTACGTGTAAGACCTGTGTTTCTTGAATTCATGTTCAACTCAATACCACCGGAGGATAGTTTATCGGTATCTACATCCCAAAACTTCCCTTGGCCTTTAGAGATCTGCTCCTCGGTTAATCCGTGACGGCGCATTAGCTCTCGAACTTCTCCAGATTCTATGCTTTCTTTTAGAGCTTTACTCGATGAGGTTCTTGCTATTGAACGTATCTGTGGCCCTCTTGCATCTTTGAGGCTGCTTGCGAGTCTGCCGTTGTATTTCACGCCCGGTGCTAGTACCCGGAGGTACTCAAGAACATTTTCCTGCCCTCTAGGGAACCAGCCTACTTGTCTCGCTGGTGCAGAAGCTAAGGTCGGTTGCCTTAACGAAGATTTAGCGACAGAGATATAATCAAACAGATTATCTCCGATTTGTATAGCATTCGATTCTGGTACTCGCAGTATCACATGCGAGTCCGGCATATTCTTAGCTTCATTCTTAGATATAATACGAACCGTTCCGTCTGCCATTGGTTGCAGGATCTGGTCTACATCGTCCACCACTCCAATCGGGACAACGTTCCCCGCTACAGTTTTAGAGATACCTCTCCCCTCTTTGGTCACATCCGACACAACAGTCTCTTTCATGCCAGCGCTTCTTGCTTTTTGCAAGTAAGTCTGTTGCTCTATGAAATGCATTGTGTCCATAACTCTTCGCATGTGCTGGTAGGAATCAATTTCTCTGGCGGTTAAAGAGATTGTCCCTATAGCAGTTTCTACACCTTGTTCAAGTTCTTGTGTAGTGTAGACCTTCCCGTGTACTGGAGATATTTTTGTCATCACATCTCCACCGTGAAGATCTCCAGCTTGCAGTACCGCGTACACCCTATCGGTAGGCTTAACTCCGTTAATCGCTTTCAGCTTTTTTAACGGCTCTACTGCTAATCGAACTTCTGAAGCAAACGCCTCTCTTAAACGTCCACTTTGCTCTCGCATAACTATAGAATCTTCAACAATGCGCTTGATCCACCTATCGTTCAAATGCGTAGCAGAGCCTACCATCCTTTCCAGAAAGCCAACCTTTGTGACGTTCGCCGTGCCTAGATCATCTACGGCGTAATAAATTTCTTGTCTAGCCCTGCCGCCGTTCACGTACTGCACACTAACCGTGAACGTATCAGGCCCAGTCTCTATAATCTCAGCGTCTTTAACTGCACTGTTCTCTGCGTTCAGTCTTTCTATGTACTTGCCTTTGTTATCTTGCCATGCAGCTCTGAATGCATTCTGCCTTGTTGTATTTAAATGCGTAGCTTGAAGCAGGTCATCTGCAACCTCAACTAAACTTTGTATAACTTGAGTCGGAACTAACTGCGCCTGCGTAGCAGCCTCGCCCGCTAAATCGGCAGCTTTTGGATTCGTTTTTGATACCTGGGAGAACGGGCTTACAGAATCTACGATATCTTCAGGCTCTAAGTTAGCCGCTGCTGCGTATCTCTCTTTTTTACTGGCAGTTTTACTGACAGCCAATGCTAGTTCTGTGGCACCTACTTTCGCTAAAGCTTGCGGAAGCGTGGCTAAAGATGCCGCGCCAACAGTTGCTATAACGCTTGTTGCCAGTTTTGCTACGCCTAACATGTCTATAGCTTCAAGGCTTTTTATTAAAGCTTGCCCTTGCTCTGTAAAATCGTTAATAAAATAGTTTGCAATACGAGCGGCGGCTGTAGCGTTATTATCCGTTGCTTCCATTGCGACTCGCCATAGATTGTTACCAATAAACTCCGTCGCTTCCGGTGACAGATCACCATTTTTATAGGCAGTGGCGAGGTCTAAAATATGAGTCCCTGTTATTTTATCTTCAGGGTCAGTTCCAAACATGCCTTTGTAAAACTTGTTTTCTATATGTTGCGTAGAATAATTTCCAGCGTCGAGTGTAAGAAAAGAACCCATAACAGTAATGTCGACCCAATCGTCTATTGTAGAAAGAGTTCCTCTTTCTGCATAAGTCTTTTCCATATCCTCCTGTATTTTCATTTGGCTGGTCAGGTATGCTATAACTTCGCGAGTTACCTCTCCGGTAGAATTATTTTCTAGTAAAGCTTCCGTCGAAGTTTGTGGTTGCTGTTGTAAATACTCTGCACCTTGATCCCTAGCGAGTTCAAGATCTTCAGTAGATTCCGCTTCATTTATCAATGCACCTAAGGATTCTACTCGCCTTTCCCTGTTCTTTCCTAAAGCATCCGCTTCTATTTCCGCCTTTGTTCGTAAAGCGTTCGTATTAGGGTTTTCTTGAGAGTCTGTTGCATCGAAAGCTTGCTCCAGTGACAAGCCTTTTTCTGTAGCTTCGGGTTCATCCAACAAAGAAGACTCCAGCACCGCACGGTCTCTAGACAAACCGTAATCATCTGGAGTGCCTATGCTTTCCGAAAAGTCGTAAACGTACTCTTCTTCGGAACTGTAATCTTGTATAATGCTTTCACTCATTCTCTCACCCCTTAACCGCCACCGCCGCCACCGCCACCGCCACCGCCGCTGCCACCGCTGCCACCGCCAGAAGCGCCACCACCGCCGCCGCCGGTACCACCGAAAAAATTATACTGCTTGTTCAAGTCATGGCCTGCTAGCGCTACAGAGCTAAGCTGTGAAAACATATTAGCCCTGTTACTGTAAGCTTGCGCCCTTCCGTACCCCCTACTGACAGTACGGCCTATAGAGAGCTGTGAGCCTATATCAGAGATATTAGTAGCAGCCTGTGATGCTACACTGCCTACCCCAGACATCGCCCCAGAAGCCCCTCCTACGCCCTGAGAGGCTGCTTGATTTTCTATTTTAGATTGCCTGACAAGAGCTTCACGCACTTGCTTAATGCGTTCACGTTTAGCCTTGAACTGCTCTCCTCTCGACTGTGCTCTGCGAGCTTCTCTTTGTTCGGATGCAGCTTGCGTACTCTGGTACACACTAACGCCTGTGAATATTGCAGCCGCTATTAAAAAAGGCATATCAAGCCACCTCTCTGTAACTGTTAATCATGATGTCTATTTCTTCTTTTGTGGGCATCGTTCTCTGTTGTATGTTAAAGTTCTTGAACTCTTTATGTTTTTGCAAATCGTATGGCACTGAGATGTACTCACATATCTCCGGAAGTCTTTTATCAATATCCTCATAGCATACATGCAAACCTTGGATCTTTAACTGTGCTTCTTGCAAATCTAGAAGTGTATTTAACTCCACTGGCAGCCCTGCGTTATGCGAAGATCTGTACACTTCTAAGATATCTCTTTGAATAACTACAACAGGAGCTTCCGGGTACACTTCATGCATACGAGTAACTAGCAACAACGATGTACTGTCGCCTGCACCTGCAAGTAATGCATCTTCGTATGCAACAGGGTTAGGGAACTTAACTGAACCTTCGTGGTAGCAAGGTCTTTCATTTGAAGATAAAAAGGCTGCAAGCCACGCTGTCCTGCTCCTACCTACGGCAGATAAAAAGTACATTAAATAACCTGATTGCTGTGCATATCCGCTGACCAGCCAAGTATCTGGCAGTCCTTCTGCGGCTCTGTGCTGAACTTCAAGGACAGCGCTCTGCCCCTACCTCTGATTTTATTCTTTGTTGTCACTATCTGGTACGAGTAATCGAAAGGATCTCCGGCGCCGGATGGGATATAGATCTGATTCAGCCTGTACGCTTGGAACTCCTCGCCCCACCTACCTGCCGTAGCTGTACTCGTCCATTCCCACTGGGACTGAACCTTGCATGAGCTCGGAGAAGTGTACACCAAAGCTCCACTACCGTCGCTCTCGAAGCCATCCTCTGTTCTACGGCAATGCACTGTAAGGAAGTTCGCTCGCTTGTATCGAGTTGTATCTCCGAAGCTCCCGTACCCTGTTACTATGAACCCTGCCGCGTCGTTAGCCACCTGGTCAGGCCAGTCTATGAAGCTTGCATTCCTGTTGAATGCAAAACTGAATTCCCACTCGCCGTTCTGGTAAACAAAAGCTAAGTGCTTTCGTCTTGAGGTTGCGGAACTCACAGAGCCACGGTTCACCGTAGTATCCCCTGCTGCATCTGTAACTATTACACCGGAGTTATCGTAAACAATCTCATCGTATCTCGTGGCGTTGAAGTCATTAGTTTGTACGAACTCTGAGACAAACGGGTTATCTTGTGTGCCGTTATCCGCGATTGAATTCCGCGACCAAGCAGGGAGCATCAGGTTAAGCACGAGTTCCGAGTTATACCGAGACAGCCAGTCCCCATTGTTCGCACCGTACCAGCTTTCTCCTGAGTTATACAGCCAGCGTATCGTTCTGAGATCCCTGTCGTAATACCCGGAAGCGTACTGTTTAGCGAGCGTTGGTATGTCGTTATACAGCGTCTGTATTGTTCTTTCTGATATGTTCTCTACGGAAGGTGCAAGGCTAGTTGGGTCCGTGCTTATTACAGAAATCCCTGACTCACCGAAGTAAAATATAGTTCCATCCGCGTTAACTACTGTTGTGTTCGAGAGACAACCTGTAGCAGCCACCTTCGTAACTGACTGCTCTGTCGCTGAGAAGCCTGCATCACCGCCTTGAATAGCCCATACCCCGTTCTTAGCAATCACAATCATTGCGTTCTCTAAAGGCACAAGCGTGTGTATCCCACGAGCTTCTGGTATTCGTATGAACCCGCCATCTGTATCAAGCAAGTCCGATATGTCTTTATCTGTTGGGTCGTTCTGTGTGTAGCACTTAGTAGCGTCTGCTAAAGAGTCCACAGTTTGAGAATAGAACACGAATGTATTCAGGTACGGAGACTCTGCGTCCCCGTTTGTTGAGTCACCGTCTACTGCGTACCAGACTCTACCAGCGAATGCTGACACGGCGACCACACCACCAGAGCTGGTATCTTCAGGGAGGTTCACAGGAGAAGTGTACCCACTTGAGTCCGTAGTTGCGGCAGTTGCTCTTGAAGCTCCTCTATTGAAGGCATCCAAGATGTAATGCCCTTTCGCAGCTTCACCTGTCGTCTCTATAAGATCCTGTGCCCTGAATCTGTTAACGTTATCGTCGGGGTCAAAGAACAAAGATAAATGCCATATATCCCCGTTACTCGGGTACTCGTTCAGATCAGAATAGGTCTGCAAAACAGGGTCGTAGCTGTTTGGCCGAGAACCGTCCCAGTACTGAGGCCACCCCTGGTTCCTGAGATTGTAGTTATGCGTGTTGCTCAGAGTCCCCGGTCGCTCCCCTGCCTCTAAGCCGTCTTCCACACCGAAAAGATCTCGTATCTTAATCCTTGCGGTGTTCAATGTAATGCTATCTGTTTCTGAGTCATAGCTCAGGATACTGATACTCTGTGAGCCATTAGCTATGTACAGATCACCAGCCACGGCAGCGAACTGCAAGGGATCTCCGTCCCCGCCTGTGAGCTGAACAGTGCTCCCGGAGTTCTTCTGGTTTCCAGATGTGTTATCAGAACCCGCGTCAAAGAACCACAAGGTGCCTTGTATTGCAACTACAATCAAAGAAACATCAGAATCATTATCCGCATTCTTCCAAGTGTACGTCGCAATGTTCGCCTGCTTGAATTCAGCTTCTGTGAGCGTTGTAGAGAAATACGTAGCTGAATCTTCAAAATCCATACCGAAGCGGCGAGTACGCTCACCCTTAGTATTCATATTGAAGTTCACCTCATCGACAGAAGCACCTTCAGGGAAGTCTAACAGGTTTACTTCTGTTAGAATACCGTTCTGGAATCGGAACTCAGTTGGCTGCGGCGGTGTTTGACCTTGCATTCTCTACCTCTCTAGCCTTTGCTTTTCGGACTTGTGCGGAGTTCTTTGCTGCTTTGTTCTGTGCGCTTTCTCTGTACTTCGCTAGTTGCTTTTCTGCAAGTTCCCTCGTAGTCCAAGACCCAGACAGAGCGCCAGGCAAGCGACCCGATTCAGTCTTGAAATAAAAGAAAGTGTCCTTCTGACTCCTGTAAATGCTAATCATCTTAATCCTTAGTTCTTCTCAAAAAGAGGGTTCCTGCGGTGCACAGTGCCTCTGTACGTTGTTCGCCCGTAATCGGGTCTGCGTATACCGCCTTTCGCTGCCCAAGACTTCCTCGCTAACCAACGGCGCTGTCTCTGAGCTTCTTGTTCTATCTTCTGGTTCACCTCTTTGTACAAAGCAAAGCAAGTGCTTTTAGCTTCTGCCATGAAAGAAGCGAACGCCTCTTCTGGTAAATCCGGTGTAGCTGAGTCCTCGTGCGTCCAATTCGGCATAGCCTGCAAGAAAGCTTGAGACTTCGCACCCTGAAGTGTAGTGTCTACCGCTGAGTCGTATGAATCAAAAACGATGTAATCGTCATTGAACGTCGTCCAGTACGTTGGCTCTTTATCCGTGCGTATCTTCATTAGTACGCCAGAGCTGTGTGCGTACTCGGTTACATTGCTTTCGGTTTCTTTACGAGCGTTCAGTACATCCATGAAAGCATCAGTCTCTAGGTACAGAATTTTCGCGTACTTAGCGGCTGTATCTGTGGCATCTTGAACATCGTACCGTATCCAGAATAACTCTTTTGTGTCGTCTGGCAGTCGCAGATAATGCGGAGTACTTGTATCAGATACACTCACGAGCGTATCGAGCCTGTTCAGATGCGGCCAAGTCCTGTTAGTAACCATTGACTCGAAGACAGTGCGCACAGTCTGTGCAATCTGCTGCGACTCCACGGTATCAGAGATGCTATTCACTTTATCCGAATCCATGTCGTTCATTATATCCTGAACGATTTCGA